CTTGCTAGTCATGCTGAAGGCGATTTTATGGATAAATGGATGGGACTAAGTGCTAAATAAAGTAATACTTACCGGTCGGCTTGTTGCTGATCCTGAAGTTGTAAACACGCAGAGTGCGACTAGTGTCGTAAAGGTACGTGTAGCAGTAGATCGCAAGGGCCGTGAGAAAGAGACGGACTTCTTTGATTGTGTGGCGTTTGGTAAGACTGGTGACTTTGTTGCTACTTACTTGAACAAAGGTCGCATGGTCGCAATCGTGGGCAACCTCCGTGTACGCTCGTATGACGCCCAGGATGGATCCAAGCGGAAGGTCTGGGAGATTATTATCGATGAGGCCCACCCACTTAACTCACGGAAGACCGAGCAAGGCGAGCAATCCACGCCAGCTCGAAAGCCAGTCGCAACAGACGACATCGAAGATCCATTCGCATGACACGTGAGAGGATTGAAGAAATATGTGAAAGCGCAGTAGGCAGTGATGCTGGGACATTACTAGCTGACGGGCTAGACGCTGGATTTCTTGGTGTCACTGATGATGGCATTGCTGTTTACAGTAAGGAAAAATGCGTCCGCGCACTCATGGAACAAGATGGCTTATCTGACGAAGACGCCATTGAGTTCCTTGAGTACAACACATTTAGTACTTACGTAGGCGAGATGACGCCATTGTTCATCAATACAGGCTGGGATTAACAGTCCCACGCTCGGAGAGACTTATTGATACGGCTGTTTGGATCGTTAGCTGTTTTACTCGATGTGTTCTTGGCTTTCATGCCAGACATGCGAGCGCAGAATGATTTGCGACGAGCTGCATCTTTAGGTGTCTTAGGATCTGGAGCAGGTGGTTTTAGATTTGCACCAGTCGTCTTTTTGAAATAAGCGCGACCGGCAGCATTGAGGCCACCTGCAGGATTCTGATGTTTCTTTGTAACGCCCATAGGGCATTGTACTCCCATGGTTGGGATCGAACCAACGACCGTCCGGTTAACAGCCGGATGCTCTTCCACTAAGCTACATGGGAATGTATCTACTTGATAATACCAACTTTGCGTCCCTTGGCGACTGCCTGGTCACGCGCCTTGGCTCCACTGCATCCAAGTTTCCAGTACATGCTGTCCATGTGAAATTGAACTGTGCGATGGCTGATGCCAAGTCCTGTTGCTATTTGTTTAGCTGTTAACTTAGATGCCATTGACTTAAGAATCTCTAATTCACGTGGACTGAGTTCATAGTCCAACTTGCTATTGGACGACTTTTGATCTGCGTCGTCGGGCGTTTCGTCGTGTGAACGCCACTTGTAACCGTCGAAAAACATACCTTCGCGGTCCTGTTCTTCCATATAACTTCCTCCTGTAGTACAATCGGTTAGTACGTGAGATACACGACTAGCAAGTAAGTATAACACAAGGAATTGCTATGGCAGATAAAGTAAAACCAGCAGATGACCCAAATATCAAAGCTGCTGTTGGCTATGGATTTGACGCAAGCCTTCGCAAAGGTACACAGGCTGGCGTTGCTGCTATGCGTGGATCTAACGAGTATCAAAAACTTGATTCCAAAAGCAAAGATTTTGCAGAAGAATTGTTCAAACGTCGAATCGAATCAGATAGCAATTTGAAACAATTCAAAGGCATTGGCGACGAAAAAGTTAGCGTTTATCGTAATGCTGCCAAAGCAAAGCCGGCACGTGTAATTGATTACAAAAAAGAATTTGGATCAAAGTCAACTAAGGCACCTGCTAAATTATCTGCAAAAACTGCACCGGTTGCACCAATCCGCAAAGCGATGGGAATGCCAGCTGCGCCAAAGTCAGACAAAGTCATGGTTCCAGGCATGGGCATGATGGATAAAGATGCAGCATTGCGAATGCGGGCTTTTAAAAGATGAAAACCCAAGATTGAAGAAGGTGAAGTAATGATCAATCAGATGAACAAACATCTCAATCATTTGAGCTTGAAGAAAAACCTTCTACAGATTGAAAGCATTGAGCATGGCAAAAAGATCACTAAGAAGAACTTGATGTCTGAAGAGATGAAGGAACATAAGCTTAAGAAAAAGCCTTCTATGTCAGAGTTGTTGGGGATGGAACGCAAAGAACACGTTCGCGGTGGGAAGATTGTAATCGATAAGGAGTATTGATATGCCACAGGGAATGCCGTATCCAAAGGGTGAGATGTCTATGCATGGAGCAAAATCCATGCGCCAGCTGATGGGGATGGAGAAGAAAGAAGAATCCAAAGCCAAGGCTGCCACAAAAGGCAAGAAGTCTATGCCTATGAAGATGGGAATGAAGCGTGGAAAAAGCTGTTAAGGGTAAACAACTACCAACTAAGGAAGACCTGCAAGTAGTTCTCCCTCCGAAGAAACTCATGCAAGGACAGCGAATCATATCTAAAGCGCGAGCTATGACGGGACAAGGCAGGGCTATCAATAACATGATGAACCCTGCTGCTCGTCAGTCGCCTTATCGTAACGCTCAATAGGTTTAGGTATTGGTATGCCACAGGAAAAAGACAAAAAGGTAACTGACCGAACAAAACTTGCTGTTAACACAGCACTTGCTGTACCAGCTGTTGTACGTACGGGTCGAAGTATTGCTGAAGGCATTAAGTTTAAGGGTCAAGTTGCTAACGCAACAATGCCGAATCCTAAATATGTCGGAGCAGCAAGAGCAACTGAACCAAAACGCATACCAATACCAAATCCAAAAGTTGATCCAAAAACAGGTCGAGGGCTGCCATTAACTAGTCCTGTTAGAGCTACGCAAACACAAGCGCAAGTAAGGCCTGTAGGGCAACAGTTATTTGGACAAGCAGCTCGTGAAGCTATAGCTAGAGATTTAAAAAGTACTAAAAATCCAATAGCAGCAGCTTTTACCAACGCAAGAATATCTATGGGTGGAACTGGAACACCTGTTGTGCCCTCAGCAACACCGAGAAGAACTATTAGTCCTGAATTACAACAAGAGCTAAAAGATGCTAAAGGCAGGATGAACAATGCACAAAACCTTAAGGATGTTCGCAGTGTTGTTGAGGACATGGGGTCACTTGGTAAAAACAGCATATTAGGAATGCCGATATCTCCAGCTGCTGGAAAAGCGATCCGAGGAATTACAAGTCATCCTGCATATAAAGCTATATCAAGATATGCCCCGTGGGTAGGGCCTGTGTTGTCCACGGGAGAGTATTTTTGGTCGTCAAACGAAGCTAAAAACTTTGCTGATGCTAAAGCAAAAACGGCACCAGGCAGGTCTAATACGACATTAACACCACCACCAAAATCTAACAAGCCTAAGAATTACGCCGGATCTCCAGAGGAAAACCTGTTGATTGACAAGTTTAATGAGATAGGCAGAGCAATTGACGCTGATCCTTATACTGGCGAAGACCAAGGCAAAAGTAAGCAAATGCAAGAGTTTATTGATTGGGTTAATAAAAACCCTCAATACATTCCTGTATATAAAAATTCAGAACGCATACAAACTGTAGTTAATAAGAAGTAAAACTATGCCACCAAGATTTTCAGCCGGCAATGCAATGGCACTTTTAGGCGATCGACTAAACACAGCGTATATGTTGAAAGATCTTGTACTGGCTCCGCAAGCTAGTCTGCAAGATGAGATGGATTATCAAGAAATGATCCCTCCGCACCTACGTAAACCTAACGCACGTAATAGTTGGGACTTGCTGCAGTTAATCGCACAGGAAAGGCAACAAGCAATGCAAAACATTGCGCGTCAGGTAAGAGCCAAAGGCGGTACAACTCGTGACGTGCAAGATATGTGGGCAGCTGCGCGTCAGCAAGGTGGAATAACTAACCCAGGTGATTTAATTCGTGGAGCAGGATTGTCGACTCAAAAAGTAGGAGCAAGAGTTCCATCGACTCTCGTATTAAATCCAGTACGTCAGGTTCCTATCGGGCGACCTATTCCGCGTATGCCCTATGAGCGAGTAGATCCACCATTTATGCCATAATTGCAAAACCTAGCAAGTAGGTTGGTATTATGTATCCATGTCTGAAATTGTACAGATAGGTGACGATAGATATCGTGTCAGCAATGGCAAAAAAGTAAAACTGTGTAGAGGTACGTGTGTAGGCGGTATTGATGGCCCACGTCCTTGCAACAGTATGGCTGTAAGTGGACGCGACTATTGTCGAAACCACGGCGGTAAATCATTAATTGGTCCGTCACATCCAGCGTTCATTACGGGTTTACACACTCGAAACTATAAACGTTTCAGTAAAGTTGGGCAGCAGTTGTTATCTCAGATTGAGGAACTGCGTAACGATCCTGACCTATTTAGCTTAAAAGATGATGCTGCATTCATCACAGCAATCATGGATAGACGTGCTGAGGCTGCATCTGAAGGTGTTGGCCTAGAGCAATACAAAAAGGTGCAAGCAGCATATCAACTAGCGCATAGTAAGTTAGGATCAAGTGACTTTATGGACGCTTTTGAGCAGATAGGTGACGTGTTGAACGAAACCATGGATATGTATGCTGCGTCTCGTGACGTTATGGAATTGATTGACAGACGTGTAGAAATAGTTGAAGCTGAGCAGCGAATGATGCATGCTAAGGCGTATACACTAGAAGTTGATCAAGCATTTTCGCTGGCTATGCAAGTATTGGAAATAGTCAAAGACAACGTACGTAATGGCGACGAATTAATTGCAATACGCACAGGTGTGCAGAAACTGTTGAAAGTTTACAAGAACGATGAGGACGACAACGTCATAGATGCGGAGATTGTAAATGAATCAGCGTGATCACGACAAGCTAACACCAAGGCGATTCAAACAATTTACACGCCCAGATAAACCACTATCTCACGCGCTACTTGAAGCTATGGATGCACGGCTAAAAGAAGTCATTGAAACAGGTGATTACAACTCAGGGAGGGCTTACAAGATTAGCGGAGCAGAACTAGATTACAAAACGTGGCTGCGCACTTATGCACCACATGCAGCATCGTCAGAACTTGGCGCACATCACCAACGTGCATGGGAATGGGCTGAGTCAATTGTGCCAGGTAACACTCCACAAGCCCTAATTGAGTGCTGGTTTCGCGGTGGTGGGAAAAGTACCACCATGGAACTTATAACGTCTAGAATCGCCGTTAAGGGGTCCAGGCGGTTCCTTGTTTACGTGTGCGCGACACAGGAAGCAGCTGACCGTCACGTGTCCGATATTGCAACTACGATGGAACGGTGTGGCATCGAAAGGGCTATGAACCGTTATGGATTTAGTAAAGGTTGGAATGCTAGTAAGCTACGCACTGCTAACGGCTTTAACGTATTGGCTTTTGGCCTTGATACTGGTGCTCGTGGCGTTAAGTTGGACCACCTACGCCCTGACTTCATCATCCTCGACGACATCGACGAGCTGGATGACAGTGTTAATAGGGTTGATAAAAAAATTGCTACTATAACGCAAACTATTTTGCCAGCAAAGTCCAATGACTGCGCAATCGCATTTGTGCAAAACAAGATCCATGCCAACTCGGTTATGGCACAGGTGCTTAGCGGTGAATTGGATATGCTTCAAAACAGAATTCAGTCACCAATTGTTCCAGCTATTATTGACCTGCGATACGAACCTGTTGAAAAAGAAGACGGTCGTATGGGTTACAAAATAACGCATGGCACTCCAAGTTGGGAGCATAAAAACCTAGAGGTTTGCCAACGCGAGATCGATGACTACGGACTTATATCGTTCCTGCGTGAATGTCAACATGATGTTGGTGTAGGTGGGCGATTCTTTCCAGAATTTAAACAACATGATGAGAAGGGTCAACCTTGGCATGTGGTTGACACTATTGATGTCAAGCCGTGGTGGAGGTTTTGGGCGTCTCACGACTTTGGTACAAACTCCCCGTGTTCTTTTATGATCTATGCAAGCGATGATGTAGAAAACGTCTACGTGCTTGCCGAGATTTACAAAAACGGGATGGTGTCAAGTCAACAAGCTGATGCCGCTCTTGAGTTGTTGGAAACAATGAAGTTAGCGGAGCCAATAGCTGCAGATAAAAGAAATGAGACTTGGCAGACCAAGTTAGAAGCGATTGCATTTGACTGGGGAAACACATTTCCACCTGAAAACCCAGCTCAACGCATTGGTGAATACCCCGTAGAAATCTGGTGGAAAAAGGGCATGCCAGCTGTACGTGCAGTTAAAGATCGTAAAGCTGGATGGCGACGTGTCAAGGAATGGTTGGCATCATCTCGTATGCATGAAGGATCGGTTATCCCGCGCCTTCGTATATTACGTAATGGTTGCCCGAATCTGATTCGTGAATTGGAAGCAGCAATGGCAGACCCACGCGACCCAGAAGAACTTGACAACGGAACAAAAAGCGATCACGCTTTGGACTCATTTAGGTACGGAGTTATGTGGCGTGAGTACCCTGCTAAGTGTGAAGAAGTAGCCACAAAAATGAAATATGCTCCTACGTGGTTGAAGCCACCAGCGTCTGAGGATTACCTATGACAGACATATTGCTTGGCGCTATTGCCATTATGGTTGGTGTTATTGCATATGCATGTGTTAGCGTATACTTGGTAGTAAAACACCTTGTTGGCAATCCTTGGATGATGAGGACTATTAGCCAGGAAGATAGGTACCTCTGATGGCAATACAGGACATACTTGGACAATTACTCGGCGGTGGCGTCGGCGGTGGAATGCAGCAACCTAAAGTCATGGGAATGGAAAACCCAGACAATAAAGGTACCGTCGGTAGTTTTGACATTGAGAGTTTGTTGCTTAACGACAACAAGAAGCTTGGAATAGACCACGAAAAGAATGATTGGAAAGTAAGTCCAGAAGAGGATGGAGAAGAAGCCAAGAACGTTACTAAGTTTGTAAAAGAACAGTTCGAGGCTTCGTATCGCACTCGGTATGAAATGGAACTTGAATGGATGCAAGCACTTGCATTCTTCGAGGGTCGTCAGTGGTATAGGATCAATTCAGCTGCTCGCAACTTAGCATCTTTGCAGGACGACAAAGAGCCAAACCGTTACATCACCATCAATAAGATGAGGCCACTTATTGATGGAGTTGTAGGCAAACTTACACAAGTTGGCCCCGATGCACGTGCTGTTCCACTGGCATATACAGATCGCGATCAGTCAGCAGCTGATGAGGCTAACTTTATTGCTGGTCACTTTACCCGTAAGTTTAATCGCGAAACACAGTTAAAAGAGCGCGTACGGTGGGCTTGCGTAACCGGAACGTCATTTTTAAAAGTGTACTGGAACGCAAAATCAGAACAAGTAATGCCCTACTTTGATATGAATGGGCAGGTTACAGGATACGAGAAACTAGCAATTGGTGACGTAGAAGAAGAGATCATTCCTTGCTTCAATATTTACATTGACCCACATGCACAGACTGACAGGCAAATCCGATGGATGATACATGCAAGTATTAAGCCACTTGGTTGGTTTGTAGACAACTATGGTGAAGCTGGCAAGAAAGTCAAAGCTAATGCACTGACTGGCCAGTCTGCTGGATACGTTGACGCTTATCTTGAAGGCGCTAACGGCGCCGGACAAGCTTGGACGCAACCAACGTCCGCGAGATTGAATGCAGCAGATCACCGACGTATGGCTGCTGTTGTATATGAGTATTGGGAAAAACCAACTGCTCAATATCCAAAAGGACGTTACATTGTTACGTCAGATGATCAACTGCTGTACGCAGGAATCTGGCCATACAACAAGCGTGATGAGTTTCCATTTATCCCTCTGCGGTGGCAACCACGTTCCGGTACACCATATGGGCATAGCCTTGGCTTTGATCTTACCCACCTGCAGTTGACGTATAACCGTGTTTACAGTCGTGCTGTCGAGCAGATGGAAAAACAAAAAGACTACATTGTAGTAGAGCGACGTGCTCGTATCGGTGCGGATGCATTCAATGTAACCGGCGATGATATCAATGACAAGAACCGCATCTACCGTAAGGTTTATCACGAGACAGGTACGCACCAACCACAGATTATGCGAGCGCCAGGAATCAGTGCAGACCTATTTCCATTTTTGCAATTGATGGAAAAAGATATGGCTGACATCGCTGGATTGCATGATGTCAGTCAGGGGATGGCACAAGCTGGAACACCAGCCGAGTCAGTTCGTTTACTACAACGAGCTGACAACACGCAACATTCTTACATTCGAGCTGATATTGAAATTAGTGCAGCTAAGATCAAAGAGTGGGAGATTGCACTTGTCGAGCAATTTGCTGCAGCTCCATTCATTGGATCAGTAGACGATCAAATGAATCCAAGAGAGTCAACACAGCAAGGTGTAATCACATTTGACGCCATCCGCGATGGTGGACAATTCCGTGTTGTTTATGTGCCTGGTAGTACGCAAGAAGATAGTCCTGACCAAAAGATTCAGAAGATATCAGTCTTGCGACAGATGGGTCTATTTGGTGATCCAGCTGACCCTGAGACCAATGCACTTGTTGTACGGATGTTGCAGTTGCCAGAGACAGGAACAATTCTTGAACATCTAGCAAATCAACAGCAAAAGCAACAAGAACAACAACAGATGATGATGGAAATGCAACAGCAGCAGATGGCTATGCAATCGGCACCGAAACAAGCAGCCTTTGATCCAGAAGCTGAGCAAATGAAATCAGAAATGCGAATAGCAGAGAATGAAGCAAAGGCAACTTCAGCTAGTCGTTCAAAGCAAGAAGATTATGCTGCTCAAAAACTAGCAGATATACAAACACAGGCAGCATTACAAGCAATGATGCCTCAACAGAATCAACCACCTCAACCACAGGGTGGATTGGCTAAAAAGTAACTATGTGGTAGATTGAGGATAACTAGATGTCTGACGAGATGGTGATGCCAACTCCCGATTCACCAGCGGGGGCGACGGACAGCGGGTTGCGCGATGCATTTGCAGACTTTCTTCAGGTAGACGCCGTACCTGGAGCAACAGCAGACCGGGCGTTAAACGCTGATACGAGTGGTGCAAGTGTAGATAGTTCAGTTCTGGATAGTATCCTTGGCGATTCGCCAGGCGCTGTTCCATACGAACGATTTCGCGAGGTCAATGAACGAGCTAAGCAAGCTGAACAGACAAGTGGAGAGCTGGAAGCATGGCGCGGTGTCATTGACGAGTTCAAACAACTTGGATTCAACAACGCTCAAGATATTCAACAAGCTCTTTTGCAACAACAGCAACAAGCTGAAGAACAAGAGATCATTGATAGATATCAGCGATTGCAAGAAGCCGACATCCTAGACACACAAAGCGCATACGCACAACAAGAAGCTGAAATCATGAAGCTTCGGTACGAGCGCCAAATGGGTCAAGTTCAACAGTATATGTTGCAACAAGAAATGGAACAGGCTATGCAGCAATACAAGTTTGCGTCCAAGGCTCCAGAACTCGTTCAACAGTTAGTCCAGAACGGACTAGCTCCGAATCAAGCAGCTCAATTTGTGCACGACCAAGTGCGCAACTTAGCGCAACAATTAGTCCCAGAGTTGACTGGTAGGTTGCAAAATCAGGCACCAACACCAATGGGCGGTGGACAATCTGCTGGTCGAGCACCACAGGTACAACGCCAAGGTGGAATGTCTACGATCTCGCAACTTCTCGGTATTTCTCGAAATCCAAACAATCTGTAGGTGATAAAAAATGGCAGTAGATTTTAACGGTGCCCTTACACTTGCAGACTACGCTGCGATTTCCAACGACCCGCTTGTCAAGGAAATCACAAAGAGTCTGCATAAGACGTGGAATGCCGTCAAGGACATTCCTCTCTCGACCAACCCATCCCTTCGTCAGACGGGTATGCGCTTTACGAACGAGAACATTCCAGTCCCA